AACATTCTGTTGCATTTTGCTATTAGACTTGACTTCATCACCTGTTGAGAATTTGTGAGGAAATTCAGTTCTGATACGTTTATCTATCTCATCATAATATGTAGTATCAGAAGTGTCAAAGCCCTCTTCTTCAATTAATTTACGATGAATGTTAAAAGCGGCTAGGGTCATTGTCTCATCTTCACCAAACCACTCATTTTTACTAGCCCAATTTTCTGCTTCAGGGTCTGGTTTAGCTGGTTGCTGAACTGGAGCCTGTTGCTGTATTGGAGCTTGGTAATTTTGATAGCTAGTTGTTTGCTCAACCTGTACTGGTTTGCTATTAACTAGCCTGCTTTCTTCTACTGTTATCTTATCAAGAATACCCTGAGCCTTTGTTACCTTGTCCCAGTCTTGCTCTTGATAAGCATTTTTTAAAACTGCATTAGCTTGCGCTCTTTGAGAATTTAATCTGTTTTGAGCTTCTGATAAATAATTTTTATTTAACTGTGTGCTGCTTTGTTTTAATTGTTGATTTTCTGCTTGCAATGATTGAGCATATTCATAAGCAGAATTAGCTGCTCTTTCCTGCTCTCTCATTTTCTTAGTAAGCGTAGCTATTCTTTTCTGAACGCCTTTAGAATAATCTTCTAACTCGTCTTCTTTTTTAACTTGCTTATCTTCTTGCTCAGAAACATTTTCTATAGCAACTTCTGATTCTTTATCATCAGAAGATTCCTCTGCTTCTAGCTCAACAATTTCCCCATCTTCAATAGGTTCTTGTTGTAATTCTTCATTCATTTCTGGTTCTTGCATGAGTCCTCCTCACGTTATGCGCTAACAATGTCATCGGGGTCGTCAATAGTCGCGATAACTTCGTCGTCGTTTATAATACGGCACTCTGCATCATCGCCAAGCTTAAACCTGGCTCCTGCATATCTACCAATTAGCACCCAATCTCCTTTTTTACACCAAGGAGTATCTCCAAATTTGTTTTTGTCTGAATAGCACATAGGACCCATTTTAACAACGTAGGACACTACGGTTGCTAAGGATTCTCTATCGACTGTTTCTTTAATTAATTGTATGCCGCCTTCGGTCACACCTTTGCCTTTATATGGCAATATAAGTATCCTCCAACCAGTAGGTTGAGGCATTCTTTCTAGAAATGATTTATCAAGTAAGGATGGGTCCAATACTCTTTTTGAAGCTTCTGTATAAGCGTTTTCTACTTCTTTAACCGCTTCTGGCTTCTTTTCTTTTTCAATTTTTTCAGCTTTTTGTAGATTTTCTCTTTCTACTGCTTTTGCGACATGGTCAGGAACTATTACCTTGCTCATCGTTTTCTATCACCTTTTTTAGCAACTCTCTAAGTTCAGATTCTAAGTCGGCGAGAGAATTGTAGCGCCCACGTAGATAATGATACTCTTCAACGTCTTTAGCACCATTCATAATGGCTACTTGAATATCATCTTTCTTTTCACCAATCCTTTTTTTCAGCTGTTCAGACAGCCAAAGAATTGACATTTAATATATACCAGAAAACTTGCCGCCAAATTCAGCAGCGCCCATACCTCTAGCTTTCCCCTTACCCATTCCTGGAGTAGAAGAAGCTTTAGTTTTTTTAGGTGCTTCTGAAACAGCTTTAAATGGCACGGAACCCTTATTAGAGTAACCTTGTTTTCCTTTTAATACTTTTATATTTTTCATAAGTGTACTTTACAGCCCTTTTAAACCAATATCAATTAATTTTAATTCTTTTTGTTGGTCCATTCTATCTCTAGTCGTATCATCTTTTAGTTCTGCTATATCTTTTTGAGCTTGTATTCTTTCTACATCAATTTTATCTTGACGTAATTTTTCTTCCATTCTCATTCTTTCTTTAGATTCAAATTGCTCTTGGTCTTGAGACAACTCTTGTCCTTTAAGAGCAAGTTCTTGTTTTCTAATAGTAACAAGTGGGTCTTCCTCTGGTGGAGTTGATACTTGTTGAGAGAATTGTTGCATTAGTTCAGACATAATTGGCGAACTAAATTGAGCTAACATAGCCTGAGCTTGCTGCATAACTGGAGCTGCTTCTTGAGGTGGCATTTGTTGAGCTTGTTGTTGCATTTGTTGATACTGCTGCATAGCTTCTGGAGGCATTTGCTGTTGAGCAATTGCATCTGCTTTTAATTGTAAATGCTGCATGATATGTGAATGTATATTTCCTTGTATCTGAGCATTCATCTGAACAGGAGCCATATTTAATAAGGACACGTGAGTAGCTATATGTGCATCATGGTCTTGCTCTGGAAATGCTTGAGCTGGCCCACCCATCATAAGACCACTATTTTCCATACCAGACTCCATAGGTTTAGGAGTTGTATCTGGTGGTGGCATCAGTAATTGGTCTATATTATCTGCACCTAAAGCAGCATACATTCTTCTGTAAGCTTCATAAGTTCCACCAGGACCATGTATTTCTGGATTGGATTGAACTAACTGCATCATTTCTTGAGCCATAACTATTCTTTGGCTAGTAGAAAATATGTCTGGATTGCTTACTGGGAATATATCTACCCTGTCATCAAAGTCTTGTTGCTTAACTTGCATATTACCACCTGATACTGCGTAAGGATAAACAGGAGGCAGACTATCTTTAAAAATAGTGGCTAATAATCTAAATTCTTTCTTTTGACCGTTATGTAATCTTTTATGAATAGCAGATAATACTTTGCTTGATTTTTCCATAAGAGCCAAAGTAGTTCCTACAGGAGCTTGAGAGTTACCTTCACCAATATTAGTATCTGCTATAGAAGCAAATCTTTGTCCAGATTGTACTAATAACCCTAATAAGTTAAGTAAAGTACCACTTGGTTCTTTAAATGGTAATGGCTGAATAGCATCTCTAAGAGAGCCTGCAGGAGCGTCAACATCTCTAAACTCACCTGGTTGTATTGGGGTATCTTCATCTCTAATTCTAATACCACGAGTTTTGAAACCAGCAGGTAAGTTAGCTAAAGTACCAGCATCAATTAACTGTCTAACAATAGATGTAGAAGCCTTAGATAAACCACCTATCATGTGTGTTAAACCAAATCCATAGAATCCTAAACCAGGAAGAAATTTAAAGTGAACAAAGTATTCAGTCTTTTTCTTCATTGGGTCTTCTTCTTTGAAGTTTCTTCTAATGGCCAAAATGTTTTCACTATTAGAGTCTATCGTTACAATATAAGGTAGCTTAACCCCACTAGGCTCACCATCTTGACCTATATCTTCAAAGCCTTCTAAATCTAAATTACAATGAACTTCATATAGAACAGATACTTCACCATCATCATAACTTGGCTCCATACCTTCTAACTTTTCTTTTTCTGATTGTATATCTGAATTTAAAGTAACGTTATCTCCAGACTCAACATCTACATTTTTGTAAAATCCAATAGCTTGTAATTTCCTTACATCATTTTCTGGCATCTTAACAACATGAGTAATTCGCGAACAAGTTTCTAAGTCAGTTGTATAGTAAGGAACAATTAAATCTTCTGGAGCTACAAACTTTGATACAGGTCTGCCTAACGTTTCATCGTAATAAACTTTCTTAAATGCAGAACCTGCTAAAGGAAGGTAAAACAACATTTGGTCTAACTCTTCATCAAACTCCTCCATAACATGAGTTATTTGATAATTCATGAAGTCTTTGACTCTTTGTGCTTGTTCTTCTACACCGCTATCGTATGCACCTATAACTTGTGTCTTGACAGGTCCACCAGAGGGTAATAATTCTTTATATGCTTGGGCTTGGAAGGTTGTGACTGCTTCACCTAATAGTGGATGTATAACTCCAGACGCACCTGCAAAAGGTTCGGATCTTTCATCGTCAAACTTCATACCTAGATATTTAAGACCATCTGTATAAGTTTTTTCCCAATCTTCTCTAGATGATTTATCTTTTTCTATGCCATCTATAAGTTCGTTAGCAATTCTACCTAAATCACTGTTGTCTAAAGACTCAGCCAGGTTTTCATTAAACCCAGTATCTATAGGTGCACCTTGCATACTTGATTCAAGTATTGCACTGCCGTCATCCTGCATAACAAAGTCTTCCATACCAGCTTCTTCGATTGCAGCAAGTGCTACTTCCATTCCCTCATCACCGAGAGACATTTGGTTTTCTTCGTTGAGAACTGTTGGATTAATATCTTTTTCTATAGCCATTAGTAATATACCCTTCTAACTGGTGCTTTGTCTTGATCTGAATAGTCATCGTCAAGAGAAACTAAACCGCCCTCTCTAAATC